GTGTGCTATCCGTTTCAAAAAAACGCCCACCTTTGCTCAAATTACAGTTTTGGCATAATTGTCTTAAATTCCACAATTCATCGCTTCCATTAAGCCTTTTTGGAATTATATGATCAATATGCATTTGACCTTCGGTTTGACCGCATTGTTGGCAACAGCCATCACGCTTCAACACCATCTCGCGAAGCTTACGCCAGCGGCTAGTGCTACCGCCTTTCCAAGCTCTGCTCATCAATGCCACCCATGTTTCTGCCAATGTGCAAAAGCCTTACAGCTTGAGCCTTGATATCTGTGATCAATATAGCGAAGGCTCCAATCAATCATACGATAACCATCAAGGTTTCTGTACTTCGCATTACGCATTTGACCTAAGCCAAAGTGATTTCCATTTGGATTTATAGCTTCAATTCTCCAATTAGATTCTTTGGTTATCAATAGATTAAAACATTGGAATTCTTTGTAATTAACAATCCTTGAATGTGCGTAAAGCTTCAATGAATCAATCGATGTTGTTGCAGCTTTTGTGGCATGTGCCGGTGTTGTGCCAACAACAAATAGCATGGCCAATAGCACCAAGCATCGCTTGCGAGCTATCCGCCGAAGCGGCTCGCCCACGAGCATGGAGCGTACCGAGTAGCGCAAATACATTGCAAGATTGAGCGTGCTGTTGGGCGTTGCGCACAGCCTGTGGATAAAGCCTGTGGATAACTTCATCTCAATGTCTCGCTCAATGTAACCTCATCTTGAGGTGGATAAACCTGACAATCGATGCATCCTCGATGTGCATAAATGGCCTCTTTAGCCGTTTTAAAGACAAGATAATCAGCTTGGTTATTGAGTTTGGCAATGCTGCATAAAGCAACAACCCAATTGAATTCAATCAATGTCTTGCACTCTTGATCGGTTGGATTTTCAATTCTCATTGGCTTAGCTCCTCGATCCTTGCATCATCGACAATCTTGATGCCAAATGTGCCACAGCTCATGCATTGTGCAAACCACTCATGCTCTGTGAGTTCGGCACCTTTCTTGAGTCCGTGGCGTTGTTTAGGCTTTCCATACAGCTTTGAACAGATTGAGCAATCAAACAACAGGATGTGCATGGATGCTCCTTTGTAATGTCTCAATGGGTTGCAAATTGATTTGAGGCACACTCCAATTGTTTTGAGATGCATTTCGGTATCGTGGTTTTTTGGCAATAGCAACAGGAATCCAGCCAATGATTTTCATGCGCTGTTGCTGGCCCGTGACAAGCACGGCAATATCGCGATCATGGCGATCTGACTCCTGAATCCATAGGTTGCCATCCGGGTTTGGAGACCATTTGACCTCAATGTTATTGCCCACATCGGCCTTGCTCTTATCCCATGTGATGCCCGGTTCATAGTCGATTCGCAATGTGCGCGCCACTAGCCATTCAGCTGCCATGGATTCAGCCATTTGGGCCACATATTCAAACCATGACAAGCTGCGCTGAAAGCGCATCGGGTGATCAGCTGATCGATCCGTGCAATGCTGGATTGCCTTGACCATGCACAGCACTTCATCCAAATGCGTAATCATCTGCACCCACCACAGAACCAAATGAGGTTCATAGCTGGATCGCTTTTTTGATAGCCGAATTTGTCAAGCTTCTCAATTCTTGAGCATTTGTCGCACTTCTCGACTTTATACTCATGGACTACCTCGCCATTGAGCAAAAGGATGCCAGTCATTGTTTTGATATTAATAACCTCTGCAAAATCGCTCATAACCACACCGGCTTGCATTGCTGATTGCGATCCGTCTCCGGGCAGACATAGCCATCGTACGGCTTGCCAGTCTTGCCAATCCCGGACTTGTGGTTCATGAAACCATGTTTGCATTGTGGCCCGGGTGCAGCTGAGTTTGAAAAGCTTGCAACAATAGCCGATTCCGTTGCTTCCAAGGAATTGACCAAAGCCCAAGGATCAGATGATTCTTTGACAGTCAATTCTTGCTCGGCCATTGGAGGCACAATTGTCAGTTTGTTTTGATAGCTTCTCATCTCCTCCAATGATGGGCGTTCAATTCCATCTGAGAATTTGGAAATTCCAGCTGCATGAAGCATGCGCCCAATTGCACTTGTCTCGGCGTTTTCGATTGGATGGCGGTTGGCGTTGCTGCGAATCTCCTCCGCATATCCTGTGGCAAATGGCACAAGATCGGTTGTTTCCCGGTAGCCGTAAGCCTTGACAATGTAGCGCGTGCCGTCTTGATAGACCAGCTCTGTGTCAATGCGGCCAATGCCCAAATAGTGATTCCAAAACTTCTCGATGCGTTCTGCGACTGATTCATATCCTTCAAGAATCATGAATTCACCCGGCTTGATGCGTGGCGGCTAATTGCACGGCCTTTTAAAAAGCCTTCTCTTTCGCCTTGTTTAAATCCGACTGAGTAAGCCATAACAGCCCACAAAGCCCCGGAGATGACCATAAAGATCACGATTGATAATTCGTTCATTTTGAAGCTCCCGATTCTGGGAGCCGCGTATCAGCTCCCGAAATAGAGAGTGACAGCAATGTCTGACAATTTCAAGAATCGCGCCTAAATTTCGGCGTGTCTCATTACAGAATTTTATGATCAGAATCGATGAGCTTTGTGTATAGATGATCCAGCCTCGCTTCGATCCGTGAGACTTGATCCTTCAAACTCGATCCCGAATTCGGTGAAAGCTCGCTCATGATTGATCTGACTATCACTTTCATTGACGAATAGATGGCTGCCAGTATTGCAATGACAAGACCACCAACAGCCGTCCATTCGCCCACACTCACTTCTTGTTGCCGAAACTTACATCGTTAGGATTGGCCCATCGCATTGCCAAAGGCACAACGCCAGCAAGCAACCCCATGGCCAAATCTTTGGGATTCGTGTTTCCTGTCATATAGACGGCCAAGGCTCCAGCAATTGAGCTGCGTAACCATGAAGCTGCCATAGCTTTAAATTGATCCATTATTTTTCTCCTTTTGGTCGATCCGGCAAATCACCGGAAAACGCGCCATAAGTTGGTCGGCCATAACCGACTACAAATGACCTTGCTCCCAAAACTCGTGATTTGACCATGACTTCGCCGCCATTGCGCTGATCGCTATCGCCGGTGTTGCCTTCGATGGTCACAATCTGTTTGTCTGAAACCCGGATCACCAAGCCAATGTGGTTGATGGTTGTTTTGTCATCAATGATGAAATCAAAGAAAACAAGATCGCCAATCTTTGGCTCGGTGTGCCATCGCTTCATTTTCCTAAAAGCATCAGCTCCAGCCCGGGTGCTAACTACATTTGGCAAATCCACTCCAGCTTGATCAGCGCACCAATTGATAAATGATCCGCACCATGGCAGCTTGTCGGCTTTCATGTGCTTTCCATACTTTGTCTCATTGTTTCCGGTTTCAGCTGTGCCGACTTCGGCCAAAGCAACCTGAATCAATCGAGGCAATGTGCCTTGTGGAAAATTACTCATCGCCCGGAATCATCGGTGTGGATTGTTCCGCGTCAGGATTTAGATAGCGTTGATAGTCTGAATTGGCTGGGTCTTTAGGTATAAATAGAAATTTACCTTCTCCCAAATTGGCTTGAATAACTTTTTCGCCACCTGTTGTTTCAATTTCTGTATATTTCATTTTACAACTCCGCTGAAAAAGATAAGGCTGCTGAGCCTGACGAATAAGAACGAACCTGCGTTGATGCACCAACTGTACTTGTAGGCGCACTATTTATATAAATGTTTGTCGCAGTCACAGTTGTAGTATCAGTGCCCCACGAACCACTAAATGCCGTAAAACTACCAGAGACACCTGCGTACCAAAAATTGGTACCAGTAGTAATACTAGCAGTAGGAGCAACTCTCATAGTGACTGGAAATTGTATTGTTCCCAAGATTTGTGTTGCACTTGTTACATAGCCACCATTAAAAGCAGTTTGATTTATTGCAGTTACCAAAGGCCAGTAGTACCTTTGGCAAGCGGCTAATTCTCCTTGGATTGTTCCACCAGCGCGAGCAAATGGTGTTGCGACTGAACCAACTTCCATTTGTACCTGTGAGATTTGTGCATAGCCGTTGATTGCAATTGTTGAAGTACCACCTGAACCATAAACTCTTGGTCCAATTTGTAATTCAGTGCCAGCAGCAGTTAGTGCAGTTGTAACTGCAGTGATAGAGGCAAATGCTGAAAGCGTTATTGTCTTGTATTCCCAAGTATCGGCAGCCGTTACGGTAAAGGTTGAAGTTGTATCAACTCCGCCTGTTTGGTAAGCGGTGTAAATGCGATAATAGTGTGTTCCTGTAATGCCTGACTTGTACCAAAATGAAAGAGTTACTGTGTTTCCGCATAACGGCAAAATTGTTGAAGTTTCAAAAATTTGATGAAAGCCAAATTCTGAAACACTTGTTGCGCTTGAAGTAAGTTGTTGTAATTTTGCCGAGTATTTTGAACGAACATTAGGAACGCTTGTATCTTGTGAAAGTGTGGCGTTGAGGCTTGTACCTGAAAGCACTACTTTCCAGCGGTCTGCCGTGTAAGCATAGGTGCTTAACCCAGCAAAAGAGGTACCTCTTTGCCACCAGTCAAAATTTCCATTTATGACTGTGTTAAAAGTTTTAGGTTGCTGATAGCGCAAGCCTGTTGAAGTGGAACTATCTGCTACGAGTGTTTCACCATTGTTGCCTACCGCTAGGCGTGCAGGTGTATCATTTGCCGTAGCTGAAATGAGATCACCTTTAGCATCAACAATTGAATTTTGAATTGCATTGGCATCATCTGTTGTGACCCAAGTAAAATCCATATCTGCATTTGTTGTTTTTGCCAAAACCTGTCCTGTTAAGCCGCCTTTAAGATCAACCATTGACGCATCAACGCCGTCTCCTAAAGCTTCAATTGCTGTTGCACCATCTTTGACCAAATCGGTGCTTGTTGGCACCGGCCAGCCAAAATTGGGAGTTGTAGTTGCCATTTATGCCACCGATCCGATCGCGTTTTCCCATGTAAGTGTTGGGTTGATTGTATTCCAAGACTCCAAAGCAGACACTTGATTCCATCGGAGTGTCACTTGGGAGAATTCAATTGGTGATGCGTTGATACTGATTGACAAAGCATTGTAAGTGGATCGAAATGTCCAGCCTTCGACATATCCTTGAAAAGTTGTATTTACAATATTGATTGGCAAATCTGTAATTTGCAACGGCAATCCCATGAAAATGTTGAGCAAATCATCTCGGTCGGCATCATCGATTTCCGGTGATCCCAATGGAAATTCGATTGAATCAAAAAAGGCGCGTGGATAGGCTTTGAGCTGCAAACGGCGTGCGGCCACAGCTGCGGCTTCGGTTGCATCCTCCAAATTGGTGTCAAAGATTTCTGCAAATTTGCCAAACTGTGAAATCGAGGCCAAATCGCTTTCAACAATCTGTTGGTTTTTGTAGTTTAAAGTTATGAAATTTCGTACATCACCTGACCGGGTTACAGACTTTAATCCAACGCCAATTGATGTGTTTGCCGAAATTGTGGTGTATCCGTTGGCTTGCAAATAGTTTTGTCTGTGTAATGCATCGGCATACCCAATGCGCCCGGCTGAATCCTCAAACATATAACCAAGGCCGGACTCTGCAATTTGTGAAGCAATTGTGTAGCTTGAAATTGGATCGGCAGCTCGTGCCACCATTTCGTATTGTCCAGGCTGATCAATCTCACCAAGTCCGACATTTTCAGCATTGGCCCATGTAGTCGTTGGATCGTAGTTGTACCATTGCAATGCCGGCGCGACTTCATTCCAATTGTTGAGCAATAGCTCACTCAAAATACTGTAAATCTGATCGCCGTCATAATCTTTGGCCAAAGCCAATTCCCAGTTGGCCCGGGCCAATCGTGCCAAAGCTCCCAAAGCTGTAATTCGTGCAGCTGTGACATATCCGCGTGATCCAGCCGATTGCACCGAAATCTCAAGATCGGAAATAAAGCCGCCGAACAAATTGACATATGTGCCTGTGGAATCTTTGATGGAAATCAAAATGTCTGTACCGATGGTGAATGGGTAATCCAAGTTTTCAAAATTGATCAACTCAACAGCGCAAAATCCGGCCACAGGTTGTTCATAAATAGATGTGCGGCCTGATGTAATGCTCAGATTCGCAATGGTCGATGAGCTGTAATCAACCTCATCAATCAAAATCTTATATTCGGGATTCCAAAGGCTCATACCAAAGCTCCTGCGCCTAGCGTGCCTCGATAACTTGAATTGTTAAGAATCGTGATGATTTGGCGTGCAACGCCTTCGGGATCAAGTGCGCCATTGACTGTGATATTGATGCTGCCGCCGCCACCGCCCAATTTGTTATTTGGGATGATCATGCCGCTACCCGATGGCGTAAATAGCTCAGGCCCACGCTCGCCAACAAGATATGTTTTGCCGGCATTTACCGGGCCGCCACCTGCCAAAGCCCCACCAAAAATCTTGTCAATAATGTTGCCAATACCTGCTACCAATGGATTGTCTTTAACCAATTTGATAAAGGCTTTAACCTTATCAATTACATCATCAAAAAAACCAACCAAATTTGAAACAGCTTTGACAACAGCTGCAATTGCAACACCAACGACTTCAAATGCAACCTTTAAGACTGTGCCAATTGCTGGCCCAAGCGTATCTTTGGCGAATGTGGCGATGGATTTAAATAACTTAAACAATGGCTCCAAATTGGTTTCATTGTCAGAAATTGCTTTGCTGACTGTATCAAAAGCCGTTGAAATGCCTTTGAGTGCTGGCCCAAAAATGCTTGAGAAAAATGGTGCCACATAATCTTTCATGAAATCAAACAATGTTTTGACGGCTGGAATTACAAAATCCACTAATACATCTTTTACAGCTGCAAATGGTTCTTTTAAGTTTTTGCCAATATCTGTGGCCATTGTTGCAAGTGTTGGAATTACCTTGTCCACAAATACTGTGACCATTGGCGTGATGGCATCAAGGATAAATGATCCGACTGTTTCTTTACCTTCATCAAATGCAATCTTGAGCCGATCCATTTTGCCTTGAAATGTCTCAGCTTTGACTGATGCCTGATTTTCAAAAGTATCTGCAAGCTTCTTTGTGATCTCATCCATGGATAGAGTTTTGAGCGTTGCAGCACTTAAGCCAACGCCTAATTTGCCCAATGCAGCTGTGTTGCCTTCTTGAGCCTTTGCCAATGCATTTGATACAGCTTCAAGTGATTTGCCGCTACCAGCTGAAATATCAATGGCCAAGGCTTGCAGCTTTTGTGCCTTTTCCACATCTCCGGTGGCCCGAGCCAACCTTTCAAGCGATGGCCGCAAATCCTCATCAGTCACGCCAAAAGCCAAGGATGTTTTTAAAATATAATCCTCTGTGCTTTTGATTTGGGCATTGGTGGCACCTGTTACATTTTGTAAAGTCAATGCCAATCTCTCTTGTGCGGCTTGATCTGCAATGGCCGCTTTGACCCCATCAACGGCCAATTTGCCAGCATAAACGGCGGCGGCAGCTCCAGCTGCGGCAAATGCCAATCCGGCCTTTCGGCTGAAATCGCCTAGCTTTGATCCAAATCCTTGAACTTCCTTGCTACCTGTATCAAGGCTTTTTTTCAGCTGATCAATATCGCCAAGGATTGAGAGCTTGAGTGTTCTTGATTGACCGGCCATCACCACTCCTTCAAAATTTTAGAAAACGCTGATTCCCATTGCGCAATGATTTCCGGCTGTTCAGCTCTCAATGTTGGATAAATAAAGTAGCCGCGCGATCCTCGACCTTGACGGCCTGACCACACCGGGAATTGCTTAAACTTATTTGATCCAAATTCATAGCCGCCCCAAAGCTGTTGAGTTGTACCGCCGCCGCTAAACTTTTGAGACACAAAGCCAAAACTGATCTCACCGATCTTTGATGACTTACTGACACGCGATCCATCAGCAATGCGACCGGCTGCATTGTTTGGCCGTGTCGATGCCGCGCTTTTAATCTTTGATTGCAGATAAGTGGCCAATCCGTTTGAAACGCCTTTGGCTTGCTCAACGGCTGTTTCATCCATGGCTTTGAAAGCCTTGATGATGCCACGCAAATCACCTTTGTCATAAGTGATTGCATCAGTTGCCATTTCGCTTCTCCACTATCTCAAATGCGGTTAATACATCCTCAGCTGTAACAAATTCCGATCTAGGCAATCCGGTTGATATTGCAAGCTCCCAAAGGAGCCGGTTTAGGCTTCCGGATTCGTAACTTTTGGGGTATCAGTTTCTCCTGTGTTTATGTCGGTTACTGTTTCACACCACACATCAAAAGCCTTGACCGGTTTGCCGCCGGCTTCGCGCTTCATGGCGTGATATGCCAAAAACATCAGATCGGCGATTCCCAGTTTGTCCTGAACCTGTTGAATCGTATGTCCGGTCTTTTGTTCCCATTTCATCCATTCCGGTGGGAGCGCGGTATAGGTTGCGCTCTCACCGGCTGCATATTCAATTGTGATTGCTAGTTTCATTTTGTTTGCTCCCGATTCTCTTTTTAACTAAATGTTTCAGTTGGTGTGCCAACGACTGTTAATGTCCATGTGTCTGTCAATGCACCCGGAGCTGCACCGCCAGCTGTTGGAAAAATTGGCAATACATTGAAAGTGAAAACGGCACCTGTTACAGCTGTGAAAGAAACCGCAACTGTTGTGTTTGGTGCTGTTTCGGCATTTGACCACATTGATTCAAATAGTGAACCAATCGCGCCGCTTGCGCCCCAATCTTGCAAAAGCTCGATTGTGAAAGTCCATTGTGTATCGATCGATTTATAAGCGCGGCCATCTAAAGTTTGATATGTCTCGATGATCGTGTCGCATGAAAGTGTGGCCGATGATGTTTGGGCATCATAGTTTTTTGTGTCTAAGGTAAATGACACATCGCGGCCGGTAATGATTGTTGTTGGCATTTCTTTTCTCCTTTAATTGGTGTAGTAGGTGCTTACTTGTAAATCGGCCGTGAGGTATTTACCTGCACCGACTTCCAATGGCTGTGGTTGATTGACATTGCCGACTTCGTAACCGGCTGGCATTGCGCTGATGATGCTGATCATTAATTGTTCAAGATTGTCTAAAGCTGCGGCATTGTTTGAATACCCAACCACGCCTGTGACTGTAAGATTGACTTTGACTCGTGTTTGAGCCTTTGCAATCAAAACGCTTTCCAAATATGGTGCATCAGGCACCAAACAAATCGATGGGCTGGTCATTGTCTCGGGTATGCCGTTATAGACATTCGCCGCAATTGATGAAAGTGAATTTTTTAGCGGTGTGCGGATTTGGGATTCAATGCTCATTGGGCCATCGTTTCAACATCTAAAAATGGCCCCAATAATCCAATTACACGATTGGTCAAGCTGCGGCCGAGAATAAATGGTGCCGGCTGAAAATTGTCTGACATGATCTGATTGCCGGGAGCTGTGATGCTTTGAAATATCTCAACCGAAACAACCAAGATTGCATTTTCGACCGGGGGAGTAGCTGCGTACAGCTGTGCGGCTGATCCACCGGATAGTGTCGCAAATGCCGCCGGAATAAACGGCAATGGATATGTTCGATCAGCCGCCGCTGTTGCCGCTGTAAATGTGTATGGCTCAATACGATCATCGGTGACTGTATAAGTCGCGTTGTAGGCTCCGGCCCCGGTGACAACAACAGATTGACCCGGCACAAAATAGTTTGGCCGCATTGTGGTGAAATAAATGACGGAATCACTCACATTGGCAAAAGTCACCGATGATTGGTATTGCGTAAGTAAAGGCAAAATCGTTTGTTCAGCCGAATCAATTATTTGATCAAGCTGCGCATCCGAATACAAGGAAACAGAGACGCCAAGAATCGCTCTCAGCTGTGAGGCTGTGACTATTGCTGGCATCTCTGTTCCTTTCGTATCAGTAGTGTTCGGGAGCGACCACCACCGATGATTGATTGTTTATTTATGGGAGATTGTTAAATCTTGCGCCGTTTGGCACCTTGCTGGCCAGCGCGCCATAACCATAATAAAGAATATCGATGGTTCCATCGCTGTTGATATTGGTGCGAAGCGTAAAGCGTGGGCTTTCGTACCATGTGTATGAATCAGGATTTACAACAACCATTGATAGATCGCCATCAGCTGTTGTTGATCCGGCGTTGCCGAATGAGCGTGAAACATAAAGATTTAGACCCGGTGAAACTACTCCGCGCAATGAATCTCCGCGAACATTTCCAGCCGCGTTGCTAGGTTGCGCCGCATTGTATAGCGGTGCGCCATTGTCGTTGTATCCCATGATGTTTCCCCATTGTGTTGGTGAAACGATCAATGAACGGGCAAACCCAAGTGATGAGCCATAAACAGCTGCGGCTGCTTGAGATGTATATCCCAAGAATCCTGTTGCTGAGTTTGCAGCCTGTGCTGTTACGCCACCAGCTGCCTGCATTGCTGCAAGTGCGTATTCGTCAGTCTCTTTTGCATAAGCAAATTCAAGATTCTGCAAAAGTGCTGTTAGATATTCCGGACGGCTGCGGTCGATAAGTTCAACTGTAGAAATTGCTCGGCCTTTGAATGGCTGAACAGATACAGAAAGAAATGTTGCTGATAGTGATGATTCTGTGATTGCTGCATTTTCATTAATTGGCAAAACTGTTGGTACAGCTGTGACACGAGGCAATTCAAAAGTCATGCCTTCTGCAACCAATGTTTCACGGCTGATGCCGTCAATTGTTCCACGATCAGCATTTGCAAGTGCATTGATTACTTGTGTGCTTTGTGGTGTTGGGATCATGCCCGGTGCTGTTGATGTTGTGTTATCAGCTGCACGAACATATTGACGAGAATCCTCATCATGCAAAATGCTTGCCTTTAGGTAATGCTCAAGGTATGAAACCTTGTCCACGATTGGTGAGCGTGGTGCTGTGTAATATGCCGGGCGTGATGCCTGTACAGGTTCGACTGTTGGAGCTGCTACCGGTTCAACGGCAGGAGCGGCTTGTTCGGTAGTGTTTTCCACTTTGTCTCCTTCATTTGGGTTTGTTATTTCTGATACTTCTTGAGTTTCAGAATCTTCTGAGGCTGCTACTTCGGAAACGCGTGCAGATCGCACGGCAGGTTCGGTGACAAGTGCAACGCCTACAAGCTGGCCATTTTTAACTTTCATCGTTCCGTCCTTTTGCATTTCATAATCATTAACGGCTAATTCAATTGAAAAGCCATCTCTTAAACCTTCCATGGCTTCAACCAATGCATCGTTTCCGGCTGTTGTGTTAGCAATCTTAAAAGTAGCCGTCATTTCCTTATCATTTACAGACATGGCGATGCTTTTTCCAATCCTTCTTGTAATGTCATGCTCCAAATTTAAAAACACATCTCCAGGCTGAATTGATCCACGAGCAAAAACAACCTTGCCGGTTGATGCATTTGCGTGTTCGTTAAACGCAACGATGCGGCCGGTGATTGTCCGTGAATCCGAATCAGCTGCCGTGATTTGCATTGGTGTCGTTAGCTTCATGAGATCATGTCCTCCATTTGTCTAATTTCTTGCGTGGTGATTGCTCCAATATCGAATAAAATCTTGTAAATTTCCGCACGCTCTTTTTCTGATCCGCGCAAGTAAGCCTTTAAATCAAATTCGACACGCTGTGTTGATGGCGTGAAATCCGGCATTGATAAGCGGCTGGATATGCTGTTCATCAGCGGCAATAATGAAAAATCCAACAAGGTTTGACGCGCCGTTTGAGCGTTTGCATATGTCATGGATGATCCTGTCGGCGCGTCAATAAAGTAAGCCGGAATTCCCACGGCACGAGCCAATTCTGTTGCGATGATTTCGCGTGCAGAATTCAGGCCAATTTGCTCCGGCGTAAAGCCAACAGTTGTTAATTCAACATCAGCGTTTAGAAATGCCGTTCCGCGATTTCTACGAGCTGCGCCCCATGCATCCAAAAGTTTTGCAATTCGATCAGCTGGCAATGCTGTGCCGTTTGATTTTAAAACCATCGATGGCACCGGCTCGCGTGCGTACATTGCGGCGGCTCTTTCAAGCTCGGCACCTGCACGGATTGTGCGACCTGCTCGGTTTAATAATCCTTCATCGTTGCCGTAAAACACAACAAGTGATCCAACGCCTGACATTGGCACACGCGATCCATCTACTGTGTAATACTCAATTTGTGTTCCAATAGAATTTAAAAACACACCAACACGATTAGGAGCAACGCGCCACATTTGACGCACGCGGCCGGTGTCGGCAAACAAATCCATAATTTGAAAATATGAAAATCCCGTAAATAATAAATCCTCAGCGGCCCAACACCATGAAGCTGCACCGGGCACGCGCTTGTCGGGATCGTTAATAACAACGGGCTGGTCAATTACCATTCCGGTTGTTTTGTCACGAGTGATCATTGGAATAGTGGCAATTGAATTGCAGATCATATTGCGTGCGCGAGCTACGGCCGGAATACTCATTGCCTCCTCGCGGCTTGCAAGGTAATCGGCCCCACCAAATGGAAAAAATGCATCAAGCGTTGGAGCAGGCCCAATTTGTGCAGCTACATCAGCACCACTCACCGGAGCAACGGCATCGATGATTTGTTTTCGATCGAATAATCCCATGGGAGCATTTTTTCAAAATGTCAAGGATCAACCCACTAAAATATCAATTTCCGTTTCCGGGCGTGTCGCGAAGTGTGTGACCAATGCAGATGCTACGGCGGCACAAACGGCCGATTGGCTGGCACGCCGTCCAATGACCCAACCGCCGTCTCCACGCCGCAATTGAACAGCTGAAAGCATTTGCTCGGTTAGCGATGCCTGATTTCGGTGCTTGAGTCTGCCTGAGTTGATTGCGCCCAATAATTCATCGCACGCTTGTGGATAATCGCTGTCCATGTCATGAATCGGGATTCCGGCTGGTTGCATACGAGCTGCAACAGCTCCGGAGGTTCGCCGGCTGTAAAGCAAATATTCAATCGGATACTTGCGGCAATAAGCCGCGGCATCATTGGCAATGGCTCGATCATCAAGCTGGATCGAGTTTTCCCATGTATGCAACAGCTTTACAACAAATGACTCCGAGCCAAGCTTTTGGGCCGCGCATAATGCGGCGTGCTTTCGATCCGGTGAAATATCGATGGCCATCCATGTAAGCTTGTCATCATCAAGGTCAATTGATTCATCGCCACACTCTTGCCATTCTTTGGCTCCCACAACACTTGAGATTGTTTGAACCCAACGATTTAAAACCTCGGTCATAACTACATCCGGAGGATCATTGAAAACGGCCCGAATATTGTCCGGGTGAATTGTTATGTTTAATCCGGGATTTGCAAAAGCTGCATTTTCCAATGAGATTTCATCAGTTGGTGCAGACCACTCAAAATAACCCACATCATCGGCTGCTCCACTAGCTGCCGCCATGCCGCGCTCTCTCAGCTGATTTAGCACAATTGAATGACTATCTCCGGCGGAGCTAAAGCAATTGACCTGTGGATTCTTAGCCGCCATTAAGGTATAGCGCATCGCGGCAAATGTCTCCATGTCGTGCAGCTCTCGAATTTCATCCATGTGTATAGTTTCGGGCTTTGACAATCCACGAGCTGCCGATCCACCAGCCTTGATGATAAATCGATTGCCTTTCATGGTTTGAATCTCCTCGGCACCATGTTGCCAGCGGATGCGCTTGACTTGATTTGCCAAATCGGCATTTTCCTCGATGATCTGCACAATGGCCCGAAATTGCTCAAGCGATGTGACCAATCGGTGAGCTGTAGAAACCTGCAACGATTCATCCCAATGAAACAAGCCCATCATGATCCGGGCCATCATGTAGGTCGATTTTCCATTTTGCCTAGCTACAGTCGCGACTGTTACAGGATGGTGATACCGGCCATCGGGCTTTAGCTTTAAGCTGTGTTCGGCCAGCCATTTTTGCCATGGCATAAAGCCGCCCGGGATGATCTGCTCGGCAAAATCGATGAGTTCAAAGCCGCGTGAAGGCAAATCATTGAGCGGTGAGTGGATTCGTGGAGCTGTTACCGGCAAAAAAACCGATTCCAGCCGATCTGAGCCTGTTTCAGCCTGTTCTCCACCAATGATGACTAGATCATCCTTAATCATGACTTATCGACTCGTTTTGGGGTATAAACAGCCCATGGAGAGTCGGGGGTGTGCTATCCGTTTCAAAAAAACGACCACCTTTGCTCAAATTGCATTTCTGACACAATTGACGCAAATTCCATAAATCATCGGTGCCGTTCAATCGCTTTGGAATCACATGATCAATATGCATTTGGCCTTCCGTTTGACCGCATTGTTGGCAACAACCATCACGCTTGAGCACTAGCTCTCGCAACTTACGCCACTTGGATGTCGATCCACCTCTCCATGCTCTTGACATCAATGCCATCCATGTTTTTGCCAATGAGCCAATGCCTTGCAGCTCGATCCGGAATACCGATGGG